ATATTGACAAGAATCATCCTGGTGAAGGTCTAAATGAAAAACTAAAAGTTGCATTACGCTATCTACCAAAACTTGGTATCAAAGGTGTATTGCAAGGCGACATGATGTTTTCAAAAGGTGATTTGAAAAAAGAAACCATTGATGGTGAAAAATATATTACCTTTCAACCAAACACAATCGTGTATGCTATTCCTGCTGATTCAAAACTAGCACAGTCAATGTTGGCTGCACAATTAGGTGTGGTGTTTCACACATCATACACAGGCAAAACCATATCTGATATGAAGGCCTCTTTCAATGTGGATATTGGTAAGTTATCTACAACCAAAGATGTTTGGTTTCGTGATGCCTCATTCGTTGATGCTTCTGGTACTGCCACATTTACTGAAGATGAAACAAAAGAAATTACAAGAGTGTTATCACAGGCAGGTTCTTTATTTCAACAGATTAATCCATTGGCATTGAATCGCATTTCAGCCAATGAAACAATTCTAATGCAGATTAAAACATTCAATAATAGTAAAGTGCGTGAAGGCCAAGCAATTAAGAATACAACAGCACACACCAATGAATTGATTAAAACAATTGAAACTAAATTGAATCAATCTGTTCTTGAAGCTAAACTAGAAAAAACCAAAAAAGAAAGAATTGCAAAAAAGAATGAACTTATGCGGTTCTATCGTAGTAATGCTGCTGAACTTAAAAAGATATTTGATTTACAGAATTTACTTGTTGATGCTAAACTAATGATTGTTCGTAAATTGGAAACCATTCGTGATGTAGGCACATTCATTCGCACAGACAATGGGTTTAGAATTACTGCACCAGAAGGTTTCGTAGCCGTTGACCGAATTAAAGGTAACGCTATGAAGTTAATAGATAGATTAGAATTCTCACAAGCAAATTTTACTGCTGCAAAAAATTGGAGTAAATAATGGCTGATATCAAATATGACCTCAACCTGATAATGAAAGAATATGGTGATGATGATTTTGGTTTCACCGCAATGGATGAAGAAGAATATACAGATGTTATTGCAGAGAAAGAAGAAACAGTAGAAGAATACAAGGCAAGATTACAACAGGTAGAAAAGTTAATTCTTCCATTTCTTACCAAACTATTACAGACGGCAGACCAACCAATTATTAAATGGCCTAACCGTAAAGCAACACTAGAAACACAGATTCAAAAGATTCTGAATCTTACTAGAGGGTAATATGTCAGTTCAAAGAGTATTTTGGATTAAGCAAACATTAAAACAGTTGGATGAAGCCGCATATTCAGGCAATATTGGTGTGATGGAACTATTTAAGTTTCACCAAAAGGCTTCACAAAAGCAAAAAGATGTGTTACAATCACATATTAAGAATAAAAAGCATAAAGAAGCATGGAAGTTGGTGCAAGATGTAACTGGAGTGAAACTACATAAGAGTGTAAATGAAATTGTGAAGCCTGATATTTTGCCTAAGGCTGGTGCAGGTGCATGGGGTACCGATGAATTGGCAAATACTTATAAGAAAGACACGCCAGGTCAAAACATTACCAAGTTTAAGGACTACAAGCGACATAAGTAATATATTAACTGATTGGAAATATTATGAAAGATTTGATTATAGGATGTACCACGAATTATGATTGGAGTAAACTGAAGTATTGGGTTAACTCTATCAACAAATCAGGTTATAAAGGCGAGAAAGTTATGGTCGCCTTCAACATTGATTATGAAACCATCAAACGGCTATCTGATGCCGGATTTCAGGTCATTTTGCCTGGAAAAGCAAACGACACTACACAACGATATGAATACCAATCATCGTTGCCTGTCCATGTAGAGCGCTTTGTTCACATCTACAATTACCTACAATCACATGATGCTTATCGGTTTGTTATTACTACCGATGTTAAAGATGTAATCTTTCAGGAAGACCCAACAAAATACCTTGGCATGGAATTGCCAGGTGCTAAGCTGATGTTTGCTTCCGAATCAATGAAATACAAAGATGAACCATGGGGTAACCAAAACTTAATTGAAACATTTGGTCCCTTCTTCCATGAAAGATTCAAAGACAATACAATCTACAATGTAGGCGTTTTGGCAGGTCGTGGTGAAGCGATGAGAGATTTGTGTGCGATGATATTTGTTATGTCAGTAAATCGACCTATACCAATTGTGGATCAATCCACATTTAACTTTATGATTTCACAAGAGCCATATAAATCTGTGGCAAGATATATGAAGTCAGAAGATGGATGGGCTGCACAATTAGGCACAACTGCCGACCCAAGTAAGATTAACGAATTCAAACCATTCTTGCTTGAACCATCACCAATTATGAAAGACGGCAAAGTTGCAACTTCAACAGGAAAAGACTTTACAATTGTTCATCAATATGATAGAGTACCAGAATGGAAAAAAGTTATAGAGGAAAAATATAATGACTAAAAGAGTATTAATTACAGGTGGTGCAGGCTTCATTGCACATCACTTGATTGAAACAATCCTTGATACAACAGATTGGACAATCGTATCACTTGACCGATTAGATTTCTCTGGCAATCTAAATCGCCTTGAAGATATTATGAAGAAGTATTCACCTGAGCAGAAGAAACGGGTTGAGATTGTGTTCCATGATTTGCGTGCTGAAATTAATCCACAGACTTCAGGTTTAATTGGTGATGTTCAATTAGTATTGCACCTTGCAGCTGGTTCTCATGTAGACCGCTCAATTGAATTTCCAATGGAGTTTGTGCAAGACAATGTAATCGGTACAGTTAATCTATTAAACTATGCTCGCACATTAAAGAACTTAGAAAAGTTTGTTTACTTCAGCACAGATGAAGTGTTTGGTCCCGCACCAGAAGGCGTAGATTACAAAGAAAGAGACCGCTACAATGCAACCAATCCATACTCAGCATCTAAGGCGGCAGGTGAAGAAATGTGTGTTGCATTTGAGAACACATACAATATGCCAATCATTGTTACACATACAATGAATGTGTTTGGTGAACGCCAACATCCTGAGAAGTTTATTCCTAAGGCCATTCGGTATGCTCGTGATGGTGAAACACTTACTATTCACTCTGATAGAAGCAAAACAAAGGCAGGCTCACGCCACTATGTTCATGCTAAAGATGTTGCAGATGGTTTAATGTTTATTCTAAACCTGCCTGAAGATTATGCTCGTATCCCTGATTTCGGTGGTGCGAAGATTCCTAAGTTTAACATTGTTGGTCCCGATGAAGTAGATAACTTAGAATTGGCTAAATTAATTGCAGAAGCTAAAGGCGAAATCGTCGCCAAAATCCGGGAAATCTTCGAAGGTCTACCAGCAATTCCACAGTCTGAATTGGACTATTCGGGGAAAATCCAACTTGCGCCAAAAATTTCTGCATCTGAAGCACAAATTGATTGGACGGAGAGCGCAGAAATAATCTGTAGGAAGATTTTGGCTTTTAATCCAGCCCCCAGCGCATGGAGCGTATTTCGAAGCGAACGGATGTTGATTCATCGAGATCAAATTCATGACAATAAAT